ATATGCAATCACCAACAGCTGAAGAAGGAGCTATAATCAAACGTGACTGGTGGCAAGATTGGGAAGGTAAAGATCCACCTAAATGCGATTTTATAATACAAAGCTATGACACAGCTTTTCTTAAAAAAGAATCTGCTGACTACAGTGCGATAACGACATGGGGAGTATTTCAAACAGAGGATCAAAGCCCTCAGATAATATTACTAAACGCTTTTAAGGATAGATACGAGTTTCCAGAATTAAAGAAAGTTGCTCACGAGGAGTTTTTATTTTGGCGTCCTGACATGGTAATAGTCGAGGCCAAGGCATCAGGGATACCTCTTACAGCTGAGTTGAGAGATATGGGTATACCCGTAATTAACTTTACGCCGAGCCGAGGAAATGATAAACATGCAAGGGTAAATTCAGT